GTATTAATTAATTGTGTAACTTCTCCAGTTTTACCATTATAAAATTTGCAACTCATGTAAAATACATCTATATCTAAAAATGTCTTTTCTTTTAACCAATAAATAAAATAACCCTCATTGTTATTTATTGGGTCTAATTCGAAATTAGGTGTAGGACAAAATTGTTCACCTTCTGGTCTACAATTATATCTACCATCTGGAATTTCGGAAGGACATTGTACACTTAAAGTAGGTCTTAATATCTTTATACCATTTATTGGGTTAATTATTATGCTAATAAATAATTTTTGTTGTTTTCGGTCTCTACTATTGTATAAGTCTAACTTAAAAAAACTTTTCGTAAATGTTGTTTTACTTTTATATGTCTCTTCTGGTGTAAACCCTTGAAAATCGTAACCATACCAAGACGTTATGTCATTTGGGTCATAGGGTAAATAAATGGTATTAGTGGAATTATCTGGATAATAATCAGGTAACTTATCTGGACAAGGGTCGTTATTAGTGTCCCACCCAAAAGGGGGACCTAGTGAAGTTGATAAATTAGGTTCTGATGGAAATAATGTAGTAAAAGTACTAAGATTAGAATCTATCATGGCACCTAAATTAAAATTGTAAAATATATTAGGACTTGGGTCTCCATTTAATAAAGGTGCGTGAGTATATCTAACAACTTCATAATCTTTTTTAATACCAACTAATTTATCTATGGTATCATCCTCATATTTTTTAACCAAATCACCCCTACCAGCTTCATCATATGTTTGTCCGAATGGAAAAATTATTTGACGGTCATAAACACCATCTTTTATTTGGTTTACTCTTAATCTTAGTTTATTCACAACCATCTATAACAAAATTTTCTAAAGTATTATTAGCACCACTAAATGATATAGAATCGCTACTACTAAAAGCAGTACTTCTAACTGTTCTAGACGTGAAAAAATTTATATCTCTTTTTGGGTAGTGAGCTGCATTTAAAAATGGATAATCTACTCCGTTTGTTCCTTCTACAAAACCAATTTCATATATGTCTCTCCATTTCCATGTTTTTTCTATTTCAAAATATGTGGAGTAATTTGGTATATTAGCAACTTTTTTAGGGTCACCATTTTCTATATAATCAGAATATACTCTAATTTTAACTGGATAATGTGGTTTATACATATACCCATCACTACCACTAAAAATTTGTGAATTAAAATTAAAACTGTGTTTTATTTCAGAAATAGTTCTTTCCTTTAACTCATAATTATTATATTCTGTAAATGCTCCTCTAAGTTTATCACCAGGAACTAAAGGTATCCCAGATTTGAAAGGACTAGTTGGGTCATTACCTGGTATATTATATATTAAACCAGTCACTGGTTGTAAATCGTTAGGGTTCCCTTTTACTACCTGTGATAAAGTATTTGAATCTGAAAAAGAATAAGGGAAATTCCATTCCCACCCATAATTTGGTGGATAATTAAAGTAACCCAAATTATTCCTTAATAAAATACTAACATATAATGTAGTTATTGGTCTTTTTAAATTATCTAAATATTTTTTTACATTTATATCTTTAGTAAATGTATATATGTAAGTTGGATAGTCCTGTTTAACCGCAATTCTATCTTGATTATTTGGTGATTCAGAACTTGGTTGAAATTTTTCAATTCTTTTAAAAACACCTTCAGCGAATCCACAACTTGTTATTTGGTAATCTTCTACATTAGTAATTATTTCATGAACTAATACATAATAATTAGAAATACTAAAACTATCACTTTTATTTATTTGTCTTTTAAATACTCCTAAAGCACCATCATTTATTGTATTATTTCCAACATCAACTTGTGGTATATATAAGTTAAAAACATATTTTTCACTTTTTCTTTTACCATTACCAAAACTAAATATTGGATATGTAGATATTCCATTACTAAAAGTGTAATTTGTTGGTTCTTTAATGTCTAATATAACATAATCACTTTTATTTAATCCGTGTGGTACTGGGCAAGTAAATTCTAAAAGATTTCTACCATCGACTCTTTTATTTCTAATAACATATGGTATACCTTCATATGCCATAAAAGACATAGAATCACCACCTTCTTCTGCTGTAAATGACATAGGTTGTAATTCATCACATGTTGTTGGTATGGTAACATATAAGTTCCAATTAGTTTCATCATTTACAGATTCATCAACATCATTTCTAACAAAATCAAACTCTGAAAAATCTGGATATCCAAAAAAATTAACACTAGTAGTGGTAGTGTTTGCACTTAAATAACTACTAGTCAAATACATATTATAAATTAAGTTAGAAACTGTTTGGTCTGCTCTACCAGAGTAAACATTTTCAATATATGGTTGTAATTTACCATATATTCTATATAACGAAAAGTTTTGTCTTTCATCATTAAATCTTTCAGCTAAATTTAATGGTACACTTATGTCACCTTCAATAAGATGTCTGTTTGTACCATCTAAATCAATATTTAATGTGGTATCTAATAAAGGAGCACCTTTATATTGTTTATCCGCTGGGATTAATTTATAATTCCTGTCCATCATCTTTAGGTGGTAAATACTCGTTTATGAATCTATCATACGATGAAGCTCCTTGTCTTAAACCAAAATAAAAATATAGACCCGTCCCCAATATAAAATTAGACCCTGTAGATGTTGGTACTATGGTCGGTATGGAGTTAAAATAACCGTAATTTGGTAACTCTTCATTTGAATCATAATATGCTGGAGTTTCCCAAGTGGCTGTATCTGTCCTATTTGGTGTTGTATAAGTTATACCTTGTTGGTATCCTTTAACTAAGATTTGACCATCAAAGTCATAATCATTATTTAATGTGCCATAACTAGCACTAGAATTCCACCCATAATATGGAACTACTTGTGTTTGTTTTATCCCAAAAATTCCACCTTTAAGACAATTAATTAAATCATTGTTACGAGGAATTAATGGTATTTGAGTGAAACTCTCTGTTAAGTAATTTTCTTGGCCACTAATATTACTATATTCTTGACCCCACGATGTTTGACTTCCATAATATGGGTCTTCATCATCTTTGGTAAATACTGATATCCCCATTTGGTTATTAGTCGCTAAAAGTTGTGCAATGTCACCATCTATTACTCTATTTCTCCATGGGCCTGGATTAGTATTATCTCCAGCACTCCCTAATCTATCATTACCTAAATTTCTATTATATGAAGCTCCAGGTTTACTATCAGCACCAAACCATTTATTGACTCCAGACCACACAAACTCCCTATAGGAATTTATAGCGATAATTTTTCTTTCTATTAACATCCCTAATAACTCTTCACTTGGTTGGAAACTACTTGATTTTAAATTATCTATTATAACACACGTATCGTCACTATTTTGTTCTTTACATAATTCTGTAATACATGGGTCTAATGGTCCTAAATCAACTATAGTAGTTGGAAAGTTTATTCCTTTATGTGGAGCTTTTAATGGTGTAGTAAGTGATGATAAATCTACAGAAGGGTTACTATATGTAAATCCTTGTTCACTAAATGGGCAACTTCTATAATAGTAGTATGTATTATTTTCATTTGTATCCTCATATATCAATCGAGTGTCGTATTTAACTATTGGTGTTATTTCTTGACCATTTTCATCATCTATTTTTTGTTTTTTAACAATAAATTTAGGAAAATACAAAGTGCCATTTATCCAATTATTACTAAACTTCATGTTAAACACACCCTCACATAACCCAGTATATATATTAGCTAATATTCTCCATTGGTTTAAACTTTTATACATTCTATAAACACTGTCAAAACAAGTTCCAAAAAGGATTGATAGTCCAACAGCAAGAGCTCCATATACTATAGCACCACCAGCGAATGGTATAAATCCAGCTGGTATTATAAGCGCGAGCGTAGTAATAAAACTAATAAATACACCTCTTCTAAATTGTAATACATAACAACCTTTTGGATATTCATCCTCCCTTCCTTGCCAAAAAAAAGCATTTTCCTCATCACTACCAAAACCTTCCATATATGGTTCCTCATTACAATTATTTATACTATTTGGGTCATCAGCAATTGTTTCTTGTAAAATTTTATCTTCCTCCGGGACAGAAATGAACCTACTAACAAAAAATTTAAAAGAAGTACCACAAAAACATGGTTCACAGTTTGGATAATTATATAATTGTCTAACAACATAAAAATTTTCTATTAACGCCTTAGCTATAGGTATTATTAATATAGGGCCAAATATCGCTGTTGCAATTGATAAAAAGAACTCGGCTGTGAATAAACCTAGTAAAATTAGACCTATCGGTGTATCTACAATAGTTCCTACTACTGTAGTACCAGCAGTAAATAAACTAATTGATAGAACAGTCCTTAAAGCGAACTGACCATATTGAAATAACAATGAAAATAGCTGGTAACTTATTAAACAAGCAGCTATTGTAAGAGTTATAACTTGTAATAACCTTGTTATCTGTGTTGTAGAAAATTTACTAGTACCACCCCTAAAAACATCATTAACTGGAAATTCTTTAGTAATATCAGTACACCTTGATTCGGGTGCAGGATTTATGGTTTTAATACCTAAAAATCTCCATCTACTATTAGCACTTCTGTTACCACCTTGATTTACGTTTTGTCTATAATTATCTATAAAATTAGCTACACTATATACTCTGTTTGGTACAAATTCATAAAAATAATCTGTAGCTTTGTTAGCTGGTGACCCATAAACATCTTGTGGTGTTGAAACTTCTGGATAATCTACTAATTTATCTGAAAACGAATAAGATTTTGGATAATTTTCTTCATCAGTATATTCCCTTATATTGGGTACCAAATATCTACCACTTCTTACCTCACCCCCTGTACCATCAAAAGATATCCTAAATCTATATTTTGCTCTAGTAGGTATCCCTACTTTTGGGTCATCAGATATTATTTGTTGACCATATTCATTAGTCACTATAAAATCTAAGTTCATAGGTAACTGTGTTACCCAAGCTCCATTACCATCAATTACCTTTCCACCATTATCTAAATTAAATCTTTCTAATTTAGGTGTAGAACCATCTTCTTCTTTTAATATGGTGTGTCTAATAGCTTCAATAGTACCAGTACCAGTAGTTAAATTACATAATTGTCCTTGTTCTTTAGATGGTACTCCACTTATAGAAACATAATTATTATCATCATCAGTAATTATTGAACCAATAAATGTAGAACTAGGTGTTATTTCTACACCAGAATCTCTTAAATCAAAATCTACTCTAGTTATACCAATCCCACACAAATCCTCATCACCCCAAAATGGAACTACTTGTATTGCCTTATTTTGTAAAACTATTTGTGGTAACGTATCCAAATTTTCAGAACTTTTAAATTCCAAAGCACTTTCAAATCTAGATGCACTGACACCTTGTCTAATAAATTGATAAGGTCTCATAGAATAACAACCAATATCACTAACATCTATACTTGCATGAATTGTTTGATTTCCCAAAGGTACACCCCACAACATATAATCACCACTTTCATTAGTTTTTGTGGTATATTTGTAATATTTTTCAAAAACCTCTAATATAACTGGGTTATTTATAACTTCTTTTGCTGTAAAAAAGTTACCAGTCGCTTTATGATTACAACTTTCAGATTCTTTAGGTAATAAATTATATCTATACCCATCTTCATTTTTATCTGTAACTTTACGATATGGATATAATTGAGAAATTACCTCATCTTCAGCATCTTCATCAGTTATTGGTACAAAAATAGATATTTTAGCGTTAGGTATTCCAAATCCACCATTTGCTTGAGCACGACCAACTATGACACCATAATCTGCACAGGTTCTAGAATAAACCTCAGACTTAATTATCTTTAAACTTAATATTTCTAATTGGTCAAAGTCTTGTTCTAAGTTAACAAAAATATTTTTGTCTTGATTAGGTTCAGCTTTAATCCTATATGATTTAGGCATATGGCATTCTTTATAAAATAAATAGTTATTAGCTTAAAATCAAATTTACTTAGATAATTAAATATGTAAACTAATTAAGATACTGTTGTTTGATTTGTTGATTTAACTCTAACCAAAACATCTTTAGTTGGATATCTTACTTGAAAGGATTGTGTTGGTTGTGCGAATATAACTCCGTCAATTAATTCTATTTGTTTAGTCGCATCATCAATATATCTTTGTGATACTTCATTACTTGAATATTCTCCCCCAACTTTATTGTATATTCTTAAGTCAATTAAGTTTATTACTCCGTCTTGTGCTACCAAATCTTTAATTAATTCACCAACAAATACATCGGTACCCATTTCCCTGTTTCTAGGAGCAAAAAATTCATTAGTTGTGTTAATCACATTTGTTATTATAACACCACTATTAAATGATGGGTCAATCAATAAATCAATTTCTAATGATAAATCAATAACTTCCGCTGGTTCAATAGTAATGTAATCATTTAACATTCTATAATCTGATAAGTACTCACTAATATTGTTCATTAATGTAGTACTAACATTTGATGTTAATGAACCATCGGTATTGTATGATAGTAATTTAACCATAACTTTATTTTCTACTTCCATAACACCAGATTTAGCTGGTGCACCAAAAATAGAAGGCATTGTGTCCATTAAAACTTTATAATCTGAAAGAGTAACCGCTCTTTTTTGTGAAGCGAAATTAAAACCAATATAATTTCTAATTTCTTCTACAGTTGGTTGGTTATTTCCACCTATAGCAGCTGTAACATTATTAACACTCAAAGACTCAGTAACTGACCTGTTTATATTAATGTTTGGACCATTTAAAACAAAATCTATAGTACCAAAAGTATTTAGTGTATTTGGACCTATATTTGTAGCTTTTCCACCACCAACTCTATATTGAATAAATAATGTTGTGTTAGCTCTAGGTGAACTACCCAAAGAAAAATTATTCATATACCTACTTAAATCCATTGTAAACCCTTGGGTTGTAAAATCATCTAATGTAGTTTGTGAACTACTAGTTCCACCACCTAAAGTTAAATAAAAGAAACCTTCTGGTGTATATTCTGTAGTGAATCTTTGATTTACAGTTTGCCATTTACCTACTTTTACACCAGGTAAATCTGATTGTTTAGTTGTATCTATAACAAAAACTTTATCTTGTGCTAAAGCATCAACTTCATACCATTTATTTTGTGAAGTTAAAAATTCAGTAGCTTTTGGAACTGCTTGTATATTAGTACCATCTTTTTGAATTACTCCAGTTACACCTAAAATATTTTTCTCTGGTAAAAATATTTTTAAAAACGGTAACACATCATTATTTGTTATAACTCGTTTAAAAACTTTTGTAATTCCGTTTATTACAACTTCTCGTTTTGTTATTGTATAACTAACAATATTACCATTATTGTTAAAATTAGGCACTTTTGTTCTGTTTGGGAAACCAGTAGCATCAAATGGTACTGAAAAGTCAATATCGTGTATATTTTCAAATACTTGTCCCGCACCTTTTATTTGTGAACCTCTTCTAAGTGTACCCAAATATCTAAAATCTTCTTTATCACCACCACCAGAAGTTTGTAAAACTGGTACTGTAATACTAAAGTCACAAACAGACACTGAAGGTCTATTACCAGGTATCTTTAAACCATAGGTTCTAGCAATGTTAAATAATGATGACCTTTGATTTGCATATTGTAAAACTGTCTCTTGTAAACTTCTATCTATATGATAATGTAAGTTATCAGCAATAGCCGCATTCAAATCAAGAAAAACAGAAAAGAGTGACGCATCATTAGCGTTTTGAATTAAGTCTGGATATTGGTCTTGTACATAGTTTAATAGTTCTCCCCTTAAACTAACAAAATCTCTTTCAGAATAAGATATTTTATTATTTGCCATTATTAAATATTAATTATTACAAAGTCTCGTGTTTCAAAAGCATCACTGTTTATAGTATAGTCTAATCTTACTTTAGCTGTATGTTCTTTAGTACCTTGACCTGCAACTCTATAAACACGAGGGTCATTATCAGCTACTATCGTACCTGGTAATTCTTCAGCTTCCAAAGCACTTGTAACTTCAATATTGGTTAATTTTAAATTAGGTATATATTTTATTACTTGTTCTCTAATTTCAGCTTCTATAGAAGCAAAAGAAGGAGCATCTAATGGTTCAAAAATATATTCATATAAAGAAGTACCAAAATCTGGTAAAAAGTACCTACTTCCTTTTCTAGTTAATAACAAATGAATTAAATCAGCTTTAATTTCTTGTTCGGGGGTTTCTGTCATTTTTAAGTAATCCCCAAACACACTATCCTGAAAAGGAAAATCAATTCCAAATGTTTCTCTTTCTGCCATGACTTTTATTTATAAATATTAACTTTTGTAAATCTAAACTGTAAGGGTCAAAACTTCTTTATTATATAAATGTGGTTTGCATGAAAAACCGTAGTTTTCTGCTATTTCAGCAACTACGGATTTAATAACTTTACTATCTCCTGTTATTATTTGTACTTCTTTTGTGTCGTACAATTTTTGGTCATATAAAAAACTATCTACAATTTCGGGGGCTTCATCTATCTTATAACCTTTAAGATTTAACGTATACATCTTCTCTTAACTCTTTATTAAATTTTTGATGTGGTGGCCAGTATGGACAATGTACACACTTACCACCACAACAAGAACCTTTTTTTATATGGTATTTTTCTGTTAACACCATTTTATTATTGTCATCCAAATAAAAATCTTCTTTATCGAACTTTAAACACATATTATAAATATTAACCTTCGCAACTAACGCATTCCTGCATCGCATTATTAGCTATATCACCTCTTAAAACACTCTCTGTTCTAACATAATATAAAGTTTTTATTCCTTGTCTCCAAGCTTCTAAATGAACTTGGTTAATCCATTTTGGTGTCGCTTCTTTTGGAAACGCAAGATTTAATGATACTGATTGGTCAATAAATTGTTGTCTTACACCAGCTTGTCTAACTAATTCTAATTGATTTATTTCTTTGAATGTTTTAAAAACTTCTTTAACTGGTACAAAATCTAAATGTGAATTACTTTTTTCATCAATATGTGTTATCTTATTGTTCATATAACCCCAATCGTCCAATTCTTTTATATCTTGAACTGAACCACCATCACTTAATATTTTATCCCAAGTTTCTTTGTTATTAATACCAATCTTTCTAAATATTTTTTCTAGTTCTTTATTTTTTCTAATAAAAGTTCCTTTCGCACTCTGTTCCGTATAAACATTAGCTGGAATAGGTTCAATACCACTTGAAACACCCCCAGCTAATTTTGAATTTGATACCGTTGGTGCAACAGCTCTTAGATGTGTATTTCTCATCCCAGTACCAACACACCATAAAGGTTCTCCATATTCTGTAGCCAAATCTCTAGAAGCTTGTTCAGATTCAGTTTGAATTTGACCAAAAATTCTTCTAGTCTCAAATTGAGCTGGTAACCCCTCAAATGGAATTCCTTTTTGTTGTAAATAAGTATGCCAACCAAGAACACCTAAACCTAAAGCTCTACCTTTTTCTGCTGAACGAACTGAGTTCTCAAATCCTTTTCTATATTTTGCCTTTTGTATAAATTCTTCAAGAACACCATCCAAGAACCAAGTAGCTGTGTAAATTAAATCAGTATCTTTCCATTCATCATATTTTGATAAATTCAATGAACTAAGACAACAAACAAATGAATGTGATTCATCTGTATGTAAAACAATTTCTGAACAAATGTTTGTCATAAATACTTTAAGACCATTTTTCTTGTAAGATTCTGGGTTCTGTTTATTAACATTCCCCTTATACATAATATAAGGTTCACCGGTTTGTCTACGTTTTTTAAGTAAATTAGCCCATTTTTTTCTAGATTCTTTATCACCAACCTCAAGTTTTCTCATAAACTTATCACCTATTACAACACATTGATGAAGATTCAAAGATTGACGATTAACATCACCTTTAGGTTCTCTAATTTCTAACCACTCATCAAAATCACCGTGTTCTATATTAACATTTACTGATGCTGCTCCTCTTCTTACTGCACCTTGATTAGTTGCAAGAATTGTAGAATCATATATTTTACAAAATGGAACAATACCATCACTAGTACCATTATCAGTAATAGATGAACCAGCTGGTCTGATTTGATTGATTCCAATACCAACACCACCACCATGTTTTGCCAATAACATCATTTCAAGATTTTTAGTACCAATATCTACAATTGAATCTGCAACATCAATACCAAAACAAGAAATAGGTAGTCCTCTTTCAGTTCCTGTGTTAGATAAAACTGGTGTAGCTAAACATAACCACCCTTTCCAAATGTAATCAAAAAATTTAGTAGTTAATTGTGGTTTACCTAACCTTTTAGCTACTGTAGTAGCAACTCTCCAATACGCATCCTTTGGTTTCTCACCTGGAAGTAAATAACCATTAGAAATTGTTTGTATATATACGTGTGTGTTTGCCCAACTTGGGAAGTCCACGTCAACTTCCCAACCTAAATGTTCTGCATAATTTTTCATATTTAATTTAAATTTTTTTGTTAAAATAAAGAATCTTCATCCCAATCGTCATCTTCACCTGCCTTAGAATAATCTGTAGGTCTAATGGCAAAAAAATCAGTGTGTGTAAGACCACCTGTCAAATGATAAAACCAATCAAGATTACTAGATTTTTCTTGGTTAACGATAAATAGTTCACCGTAACCCAATTCTTTTAATTTTTCATTAGTTCTTTGTTTGATAAATTCTTTCAAATCCGAAGCTGATAAATTTTCTAAATCACCCATTTCAAACATTTTATCAATAAATTTTTCTTCTAAATCTACTATTAATTTTGCTGCTGAGTAAATATCTTCTTTGCTTTCTTCTCTCAACTCTGGATATTCTTCACACATATGATTGAATAGTTTACAACCCATTCTTGAATGTAATGATTCATCTCTCACAGACCATTTCATCTGTTGGCCAATACCCTTTAATAAGTTTCTCAATTGAAATGAATAAAGAACAGCAAACGATGAGTATAGTGAAACACCTTCTGCAAATGCAGAAAATATAGCTAAACTTCTAGCAACTTCTTTTCTAGCTGTAGGTATTGTTATTAAATCATTGTGGTCATAATCAGAACTAGTATTCATCAATAACTCAAATTTGTTAGATATAGCTTCTTCGTGTAGAAATGCTTCAAAATTTTCAAGACCAAGAGTTTCATTAAGATAAGAATAAGCAACAGCATGAATAGTTTCTTGTGAACCAAACATCATAGCCATTTGACGAATCTCGTGTTTTGGAAACCATTTGGTAACCATAGTTGTCCAATAATCACTTACCGCACATTCAGTTTGTGCAAAACCTAATAAGATATTCCCTACTAAATTTTTTTCAGATTCAGTTAAATTTTCTTTCCAATCTTTAACATCACCTTGCATTGAAATTTCAGTGTGTAACCAAAATGCCTGAGCCTGTTTCATCCAACCTTCAGTATAATATTCTGGGTATTCAAATGGTTTATATGGAATTCTCTCCTTAAATAAATTTTTACTTTTACTCATTTTATAATTTTATTATTAGTTTATTTGTTGGTCTCTTCTAGCTAATGCTGCTCTAACTCTTTCAGCTTGTCTTCTTTCTCTATCTTGTTCTAAACCTAATAAAGTTTGAGATTGTTCGGTATCTATTTCCAATGTTGCATTATTAAATTTACAATTTTCGAAAACAATACCATCTTGACCAACTCTTGATTTGGTAATTGCGATGGTAGCTAGACCCATTTCTTTCTGTTGTAATGTTTTTGCTAGGGTAATAATTACGTGACCTACTTGTGCTTTCTTTATAGAACCACCCATCATATCAGTTGTAACTACTTCTGAACTTATGGATGTTCTATTTCCTTGAGCTGCGGTCCAACCTGCGACATCTAATTCATTACACATACTTTCAAATTGTCTCATCACTAAACCTTCTCCTTGCCAACTTTCATTAAAATGTTTGTCTGGAAGTACACAATCAATATAATCTAAAACAATCATATCAAATTTATTACCTTCAGCTACCAATTTTCTTATTCTATTTTTGATAGAAGCTATTGTTATTCTATCTGATGGTAATTTTTCTATGATTAATTTACCTCTTCCTTTTTTATATGGTGCAATCTTTTCTAAAACTTCTTCTCTTCTAGAAGATTGTTCTTGTGCTGGTATCCCAGACCAACACGTAATATGTTTTCTTTGTATAACTTTTGGGTTGTCCTCAAAAAATATTTGTAAAACACTAAACCCCATATTATAAGCTGTGTTAGCTATTTTAGTCAATACAGTGGTTTTACCAACACCAGTGGGTGCTAAAAATACACCAATCTCTCCTTTAGCTAAACCACCATCTAAAATATTATCAATACCGTTTATACCTAAAGGTATTGGGTCTCTAAAATCATCAATTAAAGCTTCATCTAGGTCTTGAAAAACATCCATTGCCCCATCTGTAACCTCTCCAATTTGTGTCGCTTGTCTAATATATTCCTCACACTTATCATAAGACTCAAAATCACCGTTCTCAATTATTTTATTAACTTTGACTATAGCTTTTTTAAGTTCTTGTTGTTTACAAAATTTAAGAGCTTTTTCTTGTATCCACAAATGGTCTTCAACATTAACTTCCCTTATCTCGACCAACATATCAAATATGTTAGTTCTAGCCATATCGGAACTAACTTCCAATTTGGTCATTTGGTCTAAAACATCAAAAGTTGGTGGTGTGTTGTATTTTTCAAAATATTCTTTAGTCATTTGACTAATCAATTTAAAATATTGATTGTCAAAATACTTTGGGTCTATTACTTCAATTATATTATTAGCAAACTTTTTATCAGTTATTATTTGGTTAATTAATTTGATTTGAAACGTGTGTCCTAAATAACCAAAACTTTTATTTTCTCTCATCTATCTTACATCTTTTAAGGTAATTAATAAATACTATTAAAGTGTAGTTTCTAGATATTTTCTCTCAACTTTTTCAGCTGACAATACGTCAGTTAATTCTCTTAAAATTCGTCCAAGAAATGGTCTAATATCTACAGTATATCTTACTTTTCCTGGGTATATCCAAGCTGGAAAAATTCTATGTGATACTACTTCATTGTTCAATTTTATGTAGATATTAAAATATTCTTTAGGTGCTTCATCTAAGTCTTGTTCTGACAAATTGACAGTGTATATATATGGATTATAAAGAGACAATAAATAATCTGTGGATTTCATCTTTAATGACTTCATTATATCAGATTTTATATCATTTACCGTATCATACAAATTTAAAGACCTAATATTAACTGGTTTATACCCTTTAACATTAAAAAATCTTTGGCAAACAATGTGGTCTTCCAATGTTAGTAAAAATTCGAATTTTGTTATTTTTCTATCTTCCATTTTAATTGTTTTGTGTTTTATAATAATTAATTTCTTTTTTTCTTATTTTAATTAATGGGTGAATAAATGATGTCCAATTGTCATCTTTTTTAGATAGTACACCGAACAACCCATCTTCATTCATCATTTGTACTATATTTTCATTTTCTCTACCTTCTGGGTCTAAAGATTCGTTTATCAAATCTAATATTTCAGTCTTAGCTTCATCAGTTAAAAAAACATTATTTAAATCTATTATCTTCTTATTAATTTTAAAAAACTCATCACCTTTCCTACCATCCGCTGAAAGTCCATTAGATAAGTTTTTTAAACCCCTATCTTTACTACCTTCAGTAATTTTACTCCTAGTCTTAATTAATATTTCTTCTACAGTAACCTTTTGATTTTCTATCTCTGGAAAATGTTTTATTAAAGACTTTTCACCAAAATACATAATTCCTTTGATATTGTCACTTCTATCACCTAATAAAATTTTAACTATGGGGATGTTTGTTGTTGGGATATTTAAGGGTAATTTTCCTATTCTAACTTTGTCATTAATTCTAATAAGTGTATCGTTTGTATTTAGTAATACATTAACATTATTATCAACTAATTGTAATAGGTCTTTATCATTTGTTAACACTGTTTTTATTTCATTTTTAGAATGAGTACAATAATATGCGATGCAGTCATCAGCTTCACAATTATCGTACTCACCTTGTCTAACAAATAATTCTTCTAGATACTGTGATATCCTATTTTTTTGACGGAACATATCATCAGTCTTATCTTTATCTAATCTTTTTTTACGATTTACCTTATAGGTTGGATATAAGTCTCTTCTATATTTGTAGTTTTTTCTTCCGTCCCAAAAAACAACTACTTTATCATACGACTCATTTTCTAGATTTTTTTTGAGTGTGTTTAAGAAATAAAAAATAGCACCAAAATGTTTATCATTATGGTAAAAATCTTTTACACCATGAAATCCTGTTTGTAATATACTATTACCATCGACAACTAATGTCTTTAACATTTTGGTTATTTATGTGGTTAAATACTATTTTTCTATCTCTACTAAATCTACTTGGAAATTCAATTCTTCACCCGCTAGTGGATGATTTAAATCTAAAATTACTTTGTCTTCTAATAACTCTTTAACTTTAGCTAGAATTGGTCTTCCATCGACAGTTTGTCCTTGTACTGTTTCACCAATTTGTGGATTAAAATCTTGTGGTAAAGCCTCTCTTGGTACTTCCGTTTGAGCTTCTTCATTTCTTAAACCATAAGCATCTTCTGGTTTTAATTGTAGTGTTTTACTTTCACCTACTTCCATACCAATAACTCCCTCATCAAATCCTTTAATCATTTGTCCACTGCCAACTTCAAAATCTAAAGTTTGTCCTCTATCATGTGAACTATCAAATTTTTCACCGTTATTTAAAGTTCCAACGTAATGAACTTTAATTTTGTTTCCTTTTTCTACTTTTGCCATTTTTTTTAATTTAAAATATTTCTCCTGTGTCTTCGACAGCTAAATTATAATCACCGTCAGAACCAATTATGTTTTTCCAATAATCAGAGTTTTCAGATTTATAATCTTCTATTGATTTTTTTTCTTCACTAGCATCTTTACCTTTTAAAAAACCGTGTGGTGTAACTAAAATTTTACCATCTTCATAACCCAAACCATTTACATGGTTTTTCATAATAGATATTTTAGTACGTGTAGCGAATTTTACTTTTCTTTTATCTTTTGTTGCTGTTATTTTAGATGTTCCAGCATTTTTTTGATTCCCAAACAAAAATACTAATGTGGAGTTTAACCAAAGTGATTCACCTCCTTTAGCTTTAATTTTAGGTTGTGAGAATGGGTTATCTGGTAGTTCAACCCACGGTTGATTTACCGTAATTAAACTATTTAAATATGTTGAACTAGTTTTTCTAGAACCAGTAATTCTTTGGTTTATTCCCATACCAATTTTATCAGATAATACACTAGCGTTATGCTGTTTCCCCCCTTTACCATCAAAAGTCATTTTACATGGAACAGAACCAACCGAATCCCAAAGGAAAACCAAATCATATTCTAATTCACCTTTTTCTTGTGCATCTAACAAATCATTTATATAATCAGTGATTTGTTCAATATATTGAAAATCGTTATTGAATAAGAAAAAACCGTCCCAATCTCCTTCCTCGGTTAACTCACAATCAAGACCCATTAATTTAGCATGGTCAAAATCCCATTTTTGTTCAGTTATAATGAACACCGGTAAAATACCTTTCTTTTGAGCATCAACAGCTGTTTTAACTAAAGCTGTAGTTTTTCCAGTATCAGAATGACCAAGAAACATATTTATATGCCCCATGGAAGGTCCTGGTATTCCAGTAGCGTCTAAAAACGCTTCCCCCAAATCAAAAAATCTATCTGGTTTGAAGGAAGCTTTTTTAGAAAATTTACCTTTAACGTCTTTAAAACTTTTTTTCTTAATTGCCATTATAATTTAATTTTAGAAAGGTAATTCTTCATCAACATCTTGGTCATCCTGTGGGTCAAAGTTACCTACATTTTGTGTTTGATTTGAATTGTCTCCAAACTCTATAGTACTTTCTGAGTCACCATAAACATATTTTTTCAAATCACTATCCCATGTTGGGGTTTCTCCTCTAGCAATAGCTTCTAAATACTCAACTGGTTTTTGTGAATAAACATCTTTATATGTTTCAGAATTACTTAACCATTCTTTAGCTGTGTTTTCATCTGTAGACAACGGACTTGGGTCCTCAGCCATCACCATAGAAACAACAGTATAGTTTCCTTTACCATTAGGTAATGGAATTGATTTCAACATTAATGTTAAATCTCTACCTTCAACAGCATCTGTAATATCTCCTCTTTTTTGGAAAATTGGGATGATTTTATCCATGATTCCGTCACCTTTATAATTCCATTTAAATCTCCAGAATTTAACACCATCTTCTTCAGCGTCACGGTCAATAATTTTAACAATGTAAAATTTCTTAGAACGATATTGTCTAGCAATTTCTTTGTCTTTTTGATTGCCAGTCATTCTTAATGCCTCTTCAACTTCATTTAATGGGCTTCTTTCACCAGTTGGTGAACCATCACCATTTTTACCTGGGTCCATTAATTTAACCCATTGTCCATCTACTTGTACTTCATGAAAGAACACTTCTTTAAATGGTGAACTACCGTCACTTGTTGGTACGATTCTAATAGTTTTCTCACCTTCTTTTTCACCTTTAGGTAGATAAGTAGCGAAATACTTTTTAAGTCTTTCTTCTCTACTAATACTAACTTTAGGTGTATTATTATCTGATTGTCCCTGTTCGTATTGTTTTAAAATTGCGTCTAAACTACTCATTTTTATTTTTTTTTGTTAATTAAATTTATATACCTAATTATAACAAATAAAAAAGGGGAAGTCAATGAACCTTCCCCCTTAAATTTATTATATTATTTTTAATTAATCTTCGTCTGGATTGTATACCCAACTATTTTTAATATCACTATCATTATAATCTTCAACATCATCAGAAGTTAATACATAATCATGTTTGTCTTTTTGTTTTTTTAATTCACCTTTTTTTTCTTCCCAGTATTTTTTTGGTGATTGATTAAATGGTCCACTATCTAAATAACGTAATTCTAATTTTTCTTCTGGTGTTTGTGGTCTAAATTCTTCTATTTTATCTTCTAAATTACCAATGGAAGCCATTAGTTTATCCATATAGTTTAATTTATTTTCTAAATCATCTAACTTATCTATTAATGAATCTATACTATCTTTTTGATTATTAACACTACTTTCCAAGTCTGAAGTTTTTTCACCAGTTTCTTTTGTCATTTTTACAATGTCTGTAACATCAATTTCTTCAGTATTTCCACTAACATCTGTTGTAACATCAGTATCCATAGATAAATCATCTTCCGTTGTGTCATCTAAACTCAACTCATCTTCTGTTGTATCTGTATCATCTAATGTTAAATCATCAGTTTCCACATTTGTTTCACCACCCTCAGTTTCAACTTCTTCTTCACCCTCCTCTTGTTCAGATAATTCAAAGCTTCCACCAGCAAAACCTAAAAATTGTTCATCCAATTGTTTTACGTAACTACCTATTTGGTTGAATCTTTTTAATTCTTCAGATAAAATGTTTTCTATTTTTTTTATACGAGCCATTTTTTATTTTTTTATCCCATTAATAAACTCCTACCGTCTTCAGTAATCATTCTTTTATTAACTCTTTCGATAAGTCCGTCTTTTGTTTTAATTGTTTTACATTCTCCAGTTTGCATATCACATACTTCTTCAAACCCTTCTTCAGTTTTCATTTCTTTTTTATAAACAGTACTAGAGATAGGTTTTTTGATTCCTAAATAATTATCTAAATTTTTTTCAATATTTTCCATAATAATAACGTTTTATTTATAAATATTACGACATTACTAAATCTCTGTTTTAGTTTACAGCTAAATCTCTTCCACCGAATTGTCCAGTAGATGTTGACCATGGACTTGGTACCCAACCTTTTTCTTTAGCTTTTTTAGAAAAATACCTAATCATTGATGTTTGCCCATAATCTGGACCTGGTGTAAAGTTACTATCTTCCAAAGCTTTTTTTAGTTTAACTCTTAGTTTACTCATTAAACTACCAGGACTTGTATCACTTAAAGTTCTTTCTACTCTAAAACAAGGACACCTTTTGTTAGCAAATTCATTATGTCCTTTTAAAATATTCATCCATAAATCTGAGCCTATACCACCAGTATTGTCCAAAACTTTTGGGTTAGTAACTTCAACGTCTGATTCTCTTGTTTTAACAATAACTGACATATTATTACCCATTTTAAGTAATCCTGTTTTAAATAATAACCACAATAATGTCCATTCCAGTGTTTCTTTTTGTATTCTAGTTGGATGGTCACCTCCTTCATCTTTACCATACACACCTATTTTATCACAATTCGCTATCATACTAACACCTAAAGACCTACTATTATGTCCCGTAGTGTGAGCACCAATTTTATTATCTGGTCTAGCACCATACAAAGTACCTTCTGGACTATTATCATTTCCTTCAGCTCCTCTACCAATTAAAAAATGATAACCAATACCAGCAAATCCTCTATTTATATGTTGTTGATTTATTGTGGAAACTGGGTCATTACCATAGTTTATTCCAGCGGTAACATGAATAATAATATAATCTAGTTTATCGTCATCTCTACCTCTAAAATTAGAATTACCGCTTTTAACTGATTCACTTTCTGTGGTGCTTTCTGGTTCAAAACCACCTTGTCTTTGTATCGCTTTTTCTTCTTTAACTTTTTTCCTTACTTTATTTAAAAATGTTTGATTAACCTTAGCTACTAATTGTGTTATTTCAGGCATTTTGTGAAATGGTACTCTAACACCAGTAAACGTAGTTGTCATTGTATTTGGTTGTATATTGTGTTCTACATCTAAAATTAAATATGGACCACTAAACATAGGTATATGTCTAAGTGAAAAATACATGGTTGGTTGTATACATACATTTCCCATAGCTTCTATTTTACAAGTATAAGACCTAGTTTTATATATGTTAAATAAACTTAATCCTTGAGTTAAAATACTTTTATCATTAGCTGATTGAGCCATAGACTCTGTAACAGCAAATGATTCTGAAGTATTTTTAAATTGACTTTGGTCTAAAGCTATTCCTTTAAAAATTCCTTGACTTTGTATTCCAAAATCAACCGCAAACGCAACTACTTTATTATTTTTTTGTGGGTCATAATTTGTAGACAACAAAGGATTTTGTGCAGTCCTGCCTAATAAAAATGAATCGTTTTCATACTTACTTTTTTTACTTAATTCACCACCAAGTTGTGTAGATGGTGGTCCTACATACTGACATAAAAATTTAGGTCCAGAATCCAAACTATCCACTTCCAAATGAGTACCAAAAATTGCATCAGCTTCATCCTGTGTACTTAACTTTGGTATAGGGGTATCTCCTTGGGATGTCATACCGTAAAAATTGATGTAACTAGGCATGCCCATAAAATTAAAGAAATTACCTTGTAACAAAGAACCTATAATTGTTAATAAACTTGCTTTTGCATTGTTAGGACTACCAAAACTCATGATAGCATCAGTAGTAATAATTGCTTTATCTCCCACATCTCTATTTGCAACATCATAAAATAGAAAATCTTCGAATAAGTATTTGTTACTGAATTCTTCACCACTAACCCATTTATCATTTAATGTTTTAAATACTTGATATTGTTCCAACTTATTTTCATCACTTTCATATGTTGAATTATTAGTAAACTCTTCTATTTCTGTTTCTGTGGTCTCTGGTAGAACTTTTTGAAGTTGTATGAATAATTGATTTAGATAGTCAAACTGACTAAATTCCCAGGACTCAATAACTTCTGTTTTAATCCTTTGTAAAAATTCTCTATTATCGATATTTTGGTCAGCTCCAGCTTCTATTCTAGCTGTCACATACATTCTTATAATTTTTCTTAAATTTTTAATATTAGTAACATTAAAATCTATATTAAACTCTCTAAAAAATTCAGTGACATAATTTCCAGCATCATTATATATTAAATTTAAAGTATATCCCGAAGATAATGAATCACTATAAAACCCAACATTTTTTCTTAATTCTTTCCATTCATTCGGATATAATGTGGTTGATTGAGTTAATGAAATATCTGGTGGTAAATTTCCTTGATAGTTTCCAAAATTAATATATTGTGTAGCTCCCGAAGAAGGTGCTATACTCTTAAATACTAATATATCCACATCTTTAGGGTTATAGAAATTAAAAGCAGTTTGGTGTGATAAGAATTGTCTTAGTGTCACATTTATTTTATCCAACTGTGTTTTACCTAAATTATAACTTAACTGTGTGTTACTTTGTGTTGTATTAACTTTATCTTGGTCTATCTTTAAAAATTCTCTTAATAATTTTTGAAAGTTCAAAGACATAATATCTTCCTCATCATAAAATACCTGTGGGTCTGGGTCAAAATATTTTGTAAAGTTTAAAAAATATTCTTCAAACCTATCTAATATTTCTGGTGTAAATATATCAAAAAGTTCTTCTATTGAAGCATACTCTTCATTATTTACAATGTCAAAAGACAACTGTTCTTCTTGGTCACTTAATATTCTTTTTAAATATTGGTCTGGTCTAGGTAATGTATTTGGTTTATGTTCAAAATAACCATAATTTGATAATCCCCAAACTAATCTAACAGCACCATTAGTCACATTTTGATTATTTTTTAAATAATACGGACTTTCAACTTCAAATTCTAATTGTGATTTTTTCATACCTCCCTCACATGGAAATAATAAATATTGAGCTGTTGTATACCCACTTAAATAACCTTCTCTAGTTAAGTCATAATAATTAAACCATAAATTAGCTTTTGTTTGTATTGGGTCCGTATCTATTGAAGTTATTGTAAGTTCTTCAGCGTTTTTTAAATATAAAGATTCTTGTAATATTAATTGATTAATTTGATTATCTGTTATTGGGAAACCACTAACATTTAAACCATCATACAAAAGTTCACCAGTTACAAAATAATAAATATAGTTATTTAGTTCTGGATAAAACCCTAAATTTAATTGGTCTGTGGTTGGTGCTGGAGACCATTGTCCACCAAAACTAATTAATGCATTATTAACTCCCACATTTAAATCATACGTGTACCCTAAACCATTTGTATTGTTGAAGTATGTATTAGCATCAAAATTATCCCATACGTCACTTAAAAAATCATTACCATTGTCAATAAATTCTTTATATCTATGCCATATAGCACCATATTTTAAAATCCAAGCACTAGGTAATGGGTGTACCGCAGATACTTGATTTAACGTTTTAGCTATGTAATCACCATATATATTATAGGTTGATTGATTCGTTAATAATGTTTTTTCTCTTAAAGTTGGTAGTGGTAATGAATTCAAAAATAAGTAAGCCGCTGATTTATATGGATTATCAACATTATTAATTTCGTTAGAAACACCTTCAACTAAACTATTAATAAAATAAGGTGTATTCAATAATGAAGTTATTTGTTTAGAAAAAATCTTACCATTGTAATCATTACCATATTCTAAATTACCTTCTGTTGTAATTAAGTTTTGATTACACACGTATTCTGTTCCCTCCTGATATTGTACCGTACCATAAAAAGTTTCCCAAGAATTTCTAGTATTTTGATTATTAACAAACCTATCTTGTACCTTATTAGATAATTCTGTTAATGCTGTTTTTGTTGCCCAATCACCATCAGTATAAAATTGTATGTTTTCTACAACTAAAGATGTTGCATTATTTGGTATTATTGAAGCGAAAACTTTTTGGTCTGCTTGGTAATTAATACTTTGTGAAATATTATTTAAATTTTCATAACTAGATATATCTATACCAGCAGCTAAATTATTTACAGTCCAAGATGTGTTTGGTGATGTTGAAACAAAATGTGAAAAAGGAAAAGTTTCCAAAATATTTTCATTTCTAATGTTTCCAGAAATTAAAACAGAATTTAATTTATCCAAAGTTTCTTGTATGTCACCATCATTTAATTGATAAGTTAAATTTTTAAATTCGTTAAAAGGTGTCAATGTAAAACTAGAATCATTTACTTTAGTCCTAATATATGGTGTATTAAATTGGTCTCTTATTAAGAGTTGGTAATTGTTTAATGGTGATATTTCTTGTAAATAATCTAAATAAGTATTGTAATTAAAGTTTTGATTTTTAAGTAATTCATTAAGGTCAAGCAAACCACTTAAATATTCTTTTATATTAAAAGCCTCTATTTTTGATAATTCGTAAAATGCATTTTTACTAACATTTTCTTTTAATCTAGTTGATAAACCAGAAAAAACAGAAAATACTGTAGACCTATCCCAAATTTCATAATTGAATGGAACTACAGATTTATTAATATAAACTTGTTCTTCACCTAACTCAAATGATGTAATAGGTATCCAATTACCACCAACGCTATTAACTGAAAATTCTGGTTTGGTATCAGAATTACTGATAAGTTGAGCTTTAAAAAATTCTTCCACAAAATAAACTTCTGGCCACAATATATTATCATAAGCCTTTGTTTGACCTAATACTTTTGGTGAACCTGGGTAAGTACTAACATACTGTGGTCCATTTTCATCAGTTTCTTCAATATAATAATGTGGCCAAGGGTAAACTATAACGTCTTCATCAACACTACTAGGATTACCAGGTCCTTTAACAGCATTTAATCTATCTAAACTATCTCTAACCGCAAAAGCTTCTGAATGTGTTTCATCCATCAATCTTAAAAATGTGTCAGCGTGTGATATAAATATAGCAAATATATTTCTTATCGTTGGATTAAACCCTAATGATTCTATAACTACAGAATTTACAGCTGAAGTTAATTCATTTTCAATTTGTGTCCTTTTTGTATTAAATACTGTTATTATTTTGCCTATTTTATCTTCAAAAACATCAAACCTAAACCAATCACCCGTACTATCTTCAAACCCTGTAGGTGGTGTTGTTATAAAATCATCTAATTTTATATCGACAGGTATGGATTGTTTACCTCCATTGCCAAAAGTTTTATTTCTTAATAAAGATTCATTACCTTCTTTTATTCTTTTTTTTATATTTTCGAAAGCTTCTTTTTGTTTTACTGGATTATCCCTATATTGTTTTTTAAATTGGTAATATACTACGTCTGTAGATATATCAACTTGTGGACCACTAACTGAATTTATATCTGTATCAATATATGTTGACCTCCAACCACCAGAAGTTAATATTTTATTTCTATATAATGTTGAACTTTTATCATAAGTTTCAATATCATCCAAAGCATCTAAATTATAACTTTTTAATTTTTTTTCTATATCATTTTCTAACTCTTTTACTCTTTGTATTAAGTCATCTATTGTTATATCTGGTAAATTTTCACTAATTAAACCTTTTGATTTGTAAGCAGCATATACTTGACTTAAAATTTGTCTTCCACGACTAGTTATAAAATCAGACTTTTCATCCTCATTAGTCTCTATTTGGTATGATTTAGAAAACATATATGGAGCTACTCTCATTTCTTGTAGTGTAATGTCAGCTAATAATGCTGTCACTCTACCTTTAAAATTACAAACTACATTATAGTTTCCTGATGTTGAATCAAATGATGCATTAAATTTTTCCAACATTAGTTGGTATTCTACCGCTTTACCATAATATCCCTTTAATTTTAATTTAAATAATGGATATGGTAGTTGAAAAAAAGCGGCGTATGGTGAATTAGCTCCTTGTTCAAAAAGTGTTTGTCCTCTTACATCAGTAAAAGTTATATTTACTATTGGAGTAAATGCTCTACTTAATGAGACTGAAATATTATTAATTCCAAAAGATTCAGAATCAATTTTATTTCTAATTTGTTCATTAAATAATAATTGACCATTAGCTCCTATTGTACTAGTTTGTATCCTTTGGTTTAGTGAACCAGCGTCAGTACCAAATCCTTTACCAGTTTGTGTATCAGTCCAATCACTAGTGTAATAATCTTTACCTTGTGGTTTTAAAAAATTTATTTCACCTTCAAAAACATCAATAAAAGCCTCTGGTGTTTGATTATCTACACCGGCACCACTTATTAGTTTACTTCTTGGTACCACTCTAGCTTTTAAACTAGCATATATTACCAATTCTTCAGATTTAACCAATCTATCTTTTACTCGTCCACCTTCAAAAACTCTGTTTGGGTCTACCAATAAAATATTGTTTTCTGAAAATTCAACTAATACATTATTACCATTAGATATTTCATTTGCCATAATTAATTAAATAGTTAAAAAGAAGATGAATAAGAACTACTACTATTATTTGACCTAGTATTAATGGTACCTTGTCTCCCAGTTGTGTTAGTACTTACGGGTGCCACATAAGTAATTGGTGTGGTACCAATATTTGGAACATCAAAAGTGTTTATTGGTACATTTTTACCATAAAAAAAGAAATAGTCATCCACCGCTTGTTTATAATTTTGCAAAGAAGCTACTAAAGGATACGGAACAATCAATACTTGACCATCTTTAATATTCCATTCCAATCCACCAACTTGTGGATTAGCTTGTAAAATTAACCAACCAAAATATGGACTATCATAATATTGTTGACTTATTTTATCTAGTCTTGAGCTATTAGTTTTATATATAGTTTTTTTGTCTGTAGGTAATGATGGTAATTTAAGAAATGGTATTGTTAAATTTTCACCATTAACGTTAAAATCTGAATATCTATTATAATATCTAGCCATAATTAATAAAATTTTAAATTAAAACTACTAGTAGGACCTAAGCTTTTCTGACTAGCGTTTTCTCTTATGTAAGATTCTAATGTTGGGTCTGTAACTTGTTCGTAAGTCATTTCTCGTTTTTTATCATCTTTTAAATCTGTTAGGTCAGTAGGATAAACTAATTGTGTTAATCCTTGTGATAATGTATTTTTTCCTTCTGGTATTGTTTTATCAACAAACTCTTCTTTAATATCTAATAATTTTCTCATGTAGAAATCTTCATTTAAAGCTATGAATTCAGAACATTTGTTTTGGAAGGTAGTTACCCATAAAGGTGTTGTAAGTGGTGGTGGATAAAGTACATCTATCATTTCAGTTATAAAATTAGCTGGACCTGGATAATTTATATTATTATCTTTTAATGGTTGTATGTTTGTTGTAACTAAAGAATCAACAGTAGATTCATCCATTAAGTCTATTCCAAATAAAATATATTCCATAATAAATGGGTCTAGAGAAGAACTAGATGGTGAACTAAAATTATTAGCTAATGTTCCAGTTGATGACAAATCAAATTGGTTTTCTGTTGTTAATTTAGCATTCACAACGTCATTAAGTACCGTACTTAAAGCTAAATCACTACTATCACCATTATATATTTTACTGTAACACGTTACTAGATTTGTCAAATATTTGTAATCGTCACCCAATTCTTTTAAAGTGTTATCTGGTGGTGCAACCCCATTAGCTGTTGGGTATACATCAGTCCCACCAGACAATTTAAGTGTTGTCCACTTACCATTTTCACCATAACCGTCAGCTCCCCTATTAACAACATTTAATTGATTAACATACTTAATATATTTTAATATTAAAGTTTTTAAATTTAAATCTAATTGGGTAAATTGATATTCGTATTCACCTATACTAAATTCTAACTGTTCTAATAAGAAATCTTTAAGGTCGTCTTCTTGTGCTTCTGTAAGTCCATCAGCTATTGTTTGTATATATGTAGTACCACTTTCTATTTTAGATTTATATGTATCACTAAGGTTACTAAGTCTATTTTCCCAACCCTCTGAAAAACCAATTAATTTTCCATTATTAGTATCAAAAGTACCAGACGTTGATGTAGATGTATAATATTCACCTTCATACATTTGTTTTTCAGAAAAGAAAATTTGTAATCCAGCGTAATTTTGTTCACTAATATATTTAAATAGATAATCGTTACTTCCACTTATATATTCATAAGCTGCTTCACTTAAATCATTCCAATTATTTTGATAATTTATAGTACCAGTTTGACCACTAGTACCTTCTTGTGAGTTTGTTCTATCACCTATCGTAATACCATCATTAGATGAAGTATCTTGTTCATCTACCTCATCAGCTGTACCTTGTGGATTATCTAATCCAGTATTATTAATTAAATCAGAATTTTCTTGTATCCAAGCTTGTTCGTCTGGGTCTTTATCTGTTACAGTTAATACAGCTCTATCATCATAAACTTCTGTATTAGCGAAGAAGTTAAATGATAATGCATTTTGTAATTGTGTTACTGGTTCTTTTAACCCTTGACCACCAATATATTTAAAACTAATAGTTACAGCAGCTATCATAGGTTGTACTCCAATACCTTCAGGATTTAAATCTAATAAATTATTATCGTATGTAAAAGAAACATTATCTATAGCTATTTTTGTGTGATAAAAATCACCAACCCTTAAAACACATATCGGTGGTGCACCAAATGATGTATTTTTAGCATCTACAGACCTATTTAAAGTTCCTCCTCTATCAACAACTGTTGGTATTGTAGCACCAGGTCTAACACATTGATTTAAAAAAGTTAATCTACTATTTAAACCTTCGGGTGTAATACTATGAAAACTTGGATGGAAAAATTTAAATTTTTGTTTTAAAGAATCATAAATAAATTCATTTTCTTCTTGTATCATATCAAAATAATCACATTCTGTAACCATTTTTTGTAATATCTTATTAGCGATTTCTCTTCTAGTATTTTTATCTTTTTCAATATTTAATTCTTCTTGTTGTGATATCGGTCTAATTCTTTTTCTATCTATAGGTGGTTTTGGTTCAGGTTCTGGTTCAGGTTTTGGTTTAGCTTCCATATCAATGTTAGATATTGTCACATATCTACAACTAGCTGCTGGAGCAGAATAAACAGCTCCAACTTCTCCAGCCTCACCAGTTCCAGTTGTCGCAGAATATAAAACATTATTACAAAATTCTTCACCTAAAGCTTGACCATCTGGTATATTTAAATCACCACTATCAATGTAAGCTGAAAATGCATTTTTCCCATCTATTTGATAGTTTTTAAACATTTGTTTCACAGAATCTAATCTTCTTTGTGATAATTTTTTGTTATATTCATTAGTAGCGATAGAACTAGCTGAACCATTAAAACTCAATGTAACAGTATGTAATCCCGAATCTAATATTGTTTTTAAGTCCCTAGCAAATTTAGGCCAAACATCTTGATATTCATTATAAGCTACATCATTGAAAAAATTACTTAATCCTTCTTTTTGTGAATCAACAGCTCTATCTATTTGTGGTTGAAATGATGTTCCTCCAGGTACTAAATATTGTCCAAATTTAGACATACTCCCTTCCGCACATTCAACATAACTAACAGTTGATGTAATTCTAGATGTATTTGGGTCTGGATAATCGTTATCAAAATAAAATGTTAAACCTGGTTGTAAAGTTGGTAAAGTTACATTCTCTACTTCTTGTGGTTCTTCTGTCGCTGATTCATTTATAATTTCTCTAGTTGCTCTATCTGATAAACCAGGTGTGTTAAGTTGTTCGTTTAAAGATTGTAACTCATTAACTGAAAATTGTTTCCATTTCCTAGCTAAATCAAATATGTCATATCTTTTACACCCAGCAAAAAATGAATCTACTATAGCGTCAGTTTGTTCTGGTCCTAATTTTTCTAATTCTTTCCTAACTAATAAATTAAGAATACTTGGGTGGTCAACAACTATTTTAAATCTTAAACTACCAGTTCTATTTGTACTATTGTAAGTATATATTGGTTCTGGTCTACCTAAAAATGTGTTTTCAGTCCAATTAGCATTACTAGATTCATCAACACTTAAATCATAAGGTGGAAACCACATAATTCTACCCCCATTCGGACCTTTTTCACACGATGGTAAATCATCATATGTAAATCCAGGTTCACCACTAGTTCTCCAAGCTAAGTTCTCTATTGAGAACATATATTTTTTAACTTTACCATCAACAATATTACTTGAACCTTTTCCAGATTCATCAGTTCTATGTGGAGCTATATTTAAATTAAACGGACTATCTAAAACAGAATAAGTTTCTTTTCTGTGGTTAGTATTAAATCTAACCATTCTATCATAAGTGTAATAAGGTACGTCTTTAGTCCATACTCTACAGTATTCTCTCGCTTCTTCAACACCATTTCCACTTGTTGGGTCTGTATTTACAAATCTTCTAACTCTAGAACCTTTAGTCAATTCTTTATACCCATCATTAAATACTTTACTAACTTGGTTCATAGCGTGTGAAACTGACTTTAAAGCCGCTCCACCTTTTGGTACTGAATCAATAATTTGTTGTGTTACATCCATCAAACTATCTTCTCTAAATGAATAGTTTGATGATTTTGTCCTATCGTAATTATTTGGTGTTTGATATCTAGTAGTGTCGTCTGTTGACCCTTCTGGTCCTTGTGTTGCACCAGGTTCTTGTGGACCTACTCTATTGTTATTTGCATTATTATTAAATAAAGATGGAATACTGTTTAGAAAACCACCACCAGGTGTTTTATTAGTATACCAAGTAAAACCAGCCGCCGTGTCACCTTGATTAGTATAGGTCCTACCTTTCATACCAAAATCATAATCGTTTTGGTCAAATTCTTTAGATACTGCGTCTGGTCCAAATATCGGAACATAATTTTTACCAGCATATGTGTTTTCTGGTGGACTTGTCATATCAACAATCCTATTTCTAGGTCCACCAACATACTGTGGTGGGTTAGGTGGGAAATTACCAAAACCTAATATTCCACCACCTATAAAATCTATAGCTTCACCAAATCCAACACCTATAGCTGTCCGTGCTTGTTCACCCTCACCATATTGTGGACCATATTTATTATATCTAATAGCTTTAAATAACCTGGATTTAGTACCATTACCAGTATACTCTAAAAATCTTTGTGATGGTGATTGTCTTCTTCTTGGTATCCCAATTAAACTTCCTAATATACCCGTAATATCTGAAATAACTTTTTCAACTCCACTTGAACCTCTAGGTGGTTCAAGTTCAAAGTAATCACCAGGAATATAAGAATAAGGTACATAAACTCCGGTAATTCTTGATACAAAATCTAATCCTTGACCTACAATTGATTTAGGTTGTGTTATTGTATTATCTCTTTGAATTAATGGTTGTCTACCAGTTACAATATCTAAAGCGTCTATTGGGTCTTGTAAAGCATCAACAAAACTTAGTCTGCCTATGGTTTCTTGATATAATTCTTGAGCTATCCTTTCTTGAAATTCACTTCTTAATTGTATTGCTGCAGCCTGTTGTAATGGACTATCTTGTAATAATGTTTGTGATAATAAACCTTCAGCTGATACACCTAATAGTATATCTATTGGTGAATAATATCTTCCTACTGTTCTAAATGGATTTTCACCAAATAAACCAGCTCCAGTTTCTGGTGCTGTAAAATTAGGGTATTCACCTTCATTTACTTTAGCTACACCTTGACTAGTAGTATATATGTTTATAAAATTTGAATAACCACCTTTTGGACCATAAGCGTTATTTAAATAAAGTTTATCTAAAAACATCTCAGAATTTTCTTCAACACTTGGTTGGTCTATAACGTCTTTAACACTTAAAGATGTAACAGAATATGTTGAATTATTATATGTGCCATATGGTCCTATCCCTTCTGGATTTGGTAAATTTTTGGTTAATAATAAATCTCTTAGAGCTTTAGTACCCGAAAAACTTAATTGTGAAAAATTGTTATTTTGTGGAGAACCCGGCATAATTCTTTATTTTACTATAAATATTCGAAAAAAAATTATTAACTATTCATACCCATATTTGGATACCTATTCAAATTTGAGTATCTGGCTAATTCTCTTTCATTATTCATATCGGGAGCTGTAGTTAAATTAGTCTCAATTAATGTAGCTTTTAAATTCTGCATAAATAAAGAATTACCTATTAATCCTCTCCAATTGAAATCACCCATATTTATTCCATTTAATTCAATTGGTATTTTTGTAGGTAACCCTGTAAACTCTACCTTAATATTTTTTTCTGGCATATTTGTTGTATTATTAACTAATGAACCTAAATTTGCTCCTCTAGCTCCAGCGGTTAAATCAACACCACTCACAGTGTCATTTACTGAAGGTATTATAAATCCATCGTTAGTTAAAACAGCTTTAGTTTTTCCTTCTGGTACTGTAAAATCCTCTGCATTTTTACCAGTAACATTTAATGTATTAACATCAAAGTAACCTGATTGTAATTCAAAACTACCCTCACTCATTTCTGTAAAATTATTTAATGCATCTGTAAGTCCACCAAAAAGAGTACCTGTTAAAGCTTGTGCAACATTACCTACATCAGCTGTACCTTCAGTAATATTTTCGAATTCCGTTCCAAAAATATTTTCAAAACCACTTCTTACTAATGAACCTACAGAATCACTTAAATTACCTAATTCATCAGAACTAAAAGCTTTATTTATAGCTTGACTTAAGTTTGTAGATATTTCTGATACATCTAAACCTTCCATAACACCACCTAATAAAGCGGCATCTAAAGCCTTTGTATTGTTGTCTATATTTGTTAAAATTCCAGTTTGTTCTGCCATCAACTCTTTTTCTGTCATTTGTTGTTGGTCTTGAACTTCTTTTAACTTATCTAACTGACTAGCTGTTAAATCCTCTATTTCTACCGCTTGTTCTAATCCAGGAACTTTTATTTCATATTTTCCAGTTTGTTGATTTAAACTAGCCATGCTAGTAACAAATTCCTGCATGTCTTCTCTACCTTCTAAATCAAATGAGAACTGATTTTGTACTGCTTGGAATTTAGTTTGTAGTTTAATCATTGACGCCAACTCCTCTTTATTCATACCTAGTGCGTCTGCCATAGCACGTAGTTGTCTTTGAGCTGTAGGTGGGAAAGATATTTCTCCAGTCTCTTCATTAAATACCGCTAGTTCTTGACCTGCTTGTACTAATGAGTCTTGTAATGCACCTAAATCATTTGTAGCCATGTACATTAATTTAAATGGGTCGGCTAAGTCTCCAACAGCTCCACCAATTACTTGTAAGTTAGCAGCCAATTCTATAGCACCTTCTGGGTCCATTACTTTTTCAGCTAAAGAGGCTGTTGTCGCCATACTAATACCTAATTTTTGTGCTTGTGCAGCCATTTTTGCAAATCCTCTAACACCATCAGAAAAATTATAGGTATTCATCATATCCATATTTTGACTTATGGTATCCATGAATTCACCAACATTTAGACCCATTTGTCTAGCTACATTAGCCATTTCATTACCTTTGTCTATAGCTTCACCAACTGAAAGACCCATTTGGTCAAAATGTGTAACCATTCTAGCTGTTTGATTAGTTGTCAATCCGATAGCTTCTGTAAATATACTTAATCTAGATATGTCTTCATCAGACATTAGTACGTTTCTACCCATTTCTTGTGATAATGCATGCGTTGTTCGTAAAACATTATCTAATGAAACACCATATCTTTGAGCTTCTATCGAAGCTTGCATTATGGTTTCATTTTGCATTTGTTGTAGTTGACCTACTTGACCTAAATCTTGAACTATTGATTTTCTTATAGTTTGTTCTTTTTGTAAAGCAGCGACAGCTATGTTAGTAAGTGAAGTAAGTGTTTCTTGTGCTCCTTCAGCTCCCCTAATCGAATCTGCAAGGTCTGTCCATAACGATAAATTTTTAGATATTGTACCAGTTAATTCACTTTGACCTTTGTTAAAATCTGTTGTTGAATTAGCAGCACTACTAGTTGTGGATTTAGCTGTACTATTCCAACCATCCCATACTTTTTGGTCAATATTTACCTTTTCTAGTTCCTCTCTTTGATTAACAGTTAAATTTTGCCAATTAGTGTTGATTGGTGAAGCATTAAATCTAGCCATGTTCTTTTTCTATATAAATAGATTATTAATGATTTTTAAAGTCTACGGGAACTATTTTTTTGTTTTTCAACCGCTTCTTTTTTCTTTTCAAACTCTTCTATAAGTTTATTAAGGTAATACCTACGTTCATATACTGGCATTAACATTAAGTCTTTATGATTGAAATTTGCAAATTTTACTAAATAATAGATTTCATCAAGCACACCTTGCCTATACTCCGAAGAAAGGACGAAAAAAATGGGCACCAAGAACAACCGAAGTTGTAACCTCTTCTCCCGATGGTGCCCTAACTGTTACTTTTAAATCCAACCCAGGTTCATTATCTTTAACATAATTTCTAAACTCTTGGGAATCTTTTATTGGCATTGACTGAATCATTTGTGCTAAATTACCTTTGTCTCGTTCACCTTCTATTTCTTGGATTAAATATTCTAACCTTCTTGTTACTTTTGGTGATATTCTTCCTTCATATTGTGAATCAATATTAGCTAATTCAGTTTCTTGTGTTGAACTTAAGAATTTAAATTTAATTACTTTTTTTGTAATTGGTAATGTGTATGTAAATTCACCTTTTTCATCAGCCACTAAATTAAACTCTTTCATACTAACATTACTTAAGTCATGACTGTGTGTAAATTTTTGTTTTGTTTTTGGGTCTGTTAATGTGAATTCATAGGTGGAACCAAAAGCTGTGTTTCTTAAAAATATTAAAATAGCTTGTTTATCACACTCTAACATTTCAGAAATATTAACATCACTACCTAGAATTTTTCTTCTAAGAAGTTCATCAATAATATTTCCACTTTCAATTATGTTAGGTGAACTTAGTAAATTTTCATCAGATGCTGTTAAGTATGTTACTTTAACCGAATCCAACTTGTTTCTATAAAACATACCTTTAGATGGTAATTGTACTACATCGTATGGTATATTAGAATAAGATGGGTCTGCGTATTCTCTTGGGTCCATATTAAATTTAAAATAATCTTATTTATTAGTTTATAACGTATAAATAATAGATAAATAATTTTCTAAGTACATAGTTATAAAAAAAAATCCACACTTTTGTGTGGATTCTTAAATATTATTTTATTTTTAATTTTAGTAAACCAAAATACATCTGTCTGGTCTTAGAGTTGCTGAAATAGTAGCGATAGCATCATCACTATAACCTAAACTATCAAAATTTACATCTTGTAAAAATGTTCCTTGTAATATCCATTTTTCAACTACAACACCTGTAGGGTCTAACATTTCTAAATCAATATCTTTCTTATATCCCGCAGCATACCCCATTCTACCAGTAACGGACTCAGCGTGAAGTCTTACCCACTCCATTAAAGCTTGTGCTGCTGAAGGACCAATAGGGTCTCTAAACGTAACACTAATGGTGTTCCAAGTAAATCTACCTGCAACATAAGTAGATGTGTTTAGGAAAGGAATTTCTACTGCATTAATATTAACAGCAGGTCTAGAAGTACTCTCCACATACCATTCATTAATTCCCAAAGATGATGGAAATCTTAAAATAAACCTATTTTTCTTTTTAGGTTCATACGGTATGGGCATTTTCATTAATAAATCAGCCATGTTATTTTTTCTTTTTTGTTTTTCTTATTTACTAATAAATATATAGGATTTTAAAAATTGTCTAAATTAACCCTTTACTTTATTTTTTTAAATTTATATGCTTACAGCATAAGCCTTTTATATATAAATACATTAAAAGCTATTATTCTTTAGCGTACATTACAAATAATTTATTAGCTAAATATTCTGGCAAATCTCTTTTCAATAATTTCATTTGTTTAATATTCTTCATATCATCATCAATGAATACTATCTCATCGTATCTGTTTAACAGTTTTTCAACCACTTCAGCTTTTTTACCATAATCAGTTTCTGACTCTAATGTCTTAGCTCTATTTGTGTCATTAATTGCATACACATTCTCTCTAGATAATCTATCTCCTATTGGAACTAAATTACCTTTACTGTCTCTATATGTTAAGAAATTTTTAAGTCCGTTATAAACAATATCTTCATTTGCTCTAGCTGTTAATATACCTATTTGATGACCCATTTTTAAATAATCATCCATAACAGATAAGTTAGCAACAATTGGTTCTGCTTTTTCTATCGACATTTGTGTTTTTCTTGGGTCAATAAAATCCCTGTAATCGTAATATTTTTTTGTTTCTGGTGTTACTGACTCTAACCCATATTCATAAGGTGTCAGAGCTACTTCTTGTGGGTCTGAAGGTAGGTTTCTATAAATGTATACTCCAGTTGGTTTAAGTAATGTATCATCAACATCTAAAAGAATTAATCTATTAGTCTTAGCCAACTCATTTAATTGTTGATTAGTATACTCTTTTAAAATTTGTCTTATTAAATTCTTCATTTTAAATACTTTTATATCATATAAATATGTATTACTATCTTAAATTAAAGATTTGGTGTTAATTGAGTATATAATACTAATCCACATTATTTTTTATGAAAATATAAGTATAAAAAACATGAAACACCGTTCTTGATAACACATAACCACCTACTAAATACAAAAATAATATTGACCAAATACTTTCAACTTGGATAAAATGAAAAACACCAATCATTAAAAATATTATTATGTGGTTAATCATACCTGTAAAATGAAAGGCATCAGTAAATGGTACAAACCAACGACTACTACCCCAAAACTTTTCTCCTTGTTTAGGGTCACCGTTTTTCCACTTATTTCTCCAACTGTTATCTATTTGCCATGAACTTGGGAAGATATTTGTTCCCTTTCTAAAAGATAAAGTATCAACTATGGCTTTAGTGATTCCTAAAGCCACAGATAATACAAAATATAAGATAATATTAATCATTTCTCCAACCTAATATAGAAAACAACTTTCTTATAGCATTTCTGATTGGTTCATTATTTGATTTTGGATATTTTGATGTGCCAATTATAGCCAATATCCATCCTAAAGTTAATAGACTAAGCATTACGTAAAATAACACCTGTGCTACTTTTTGAACATTTTCATTGATACCATCTACCAAAAATCCCACTATTAATGGTGGTACTATGGTAACCAAAATAGTAAATAAAAATGTTCCAATAATTCCGATTTTTTCAAAAAATTTAATCATAGTTTTTAAAATTACTTTCTTAAACGTTTATTTAACTCTTTTTTTGTTTCTCTTAATATAAAATCTTTTTGAGCTTTAGACATATCT